ACCAGCGTCGGCGATGCCTGCTGCGTGGTTCCACACGCGGACAAAGCCACGGCTGAACACGCAACCAACGACAGGCGCATCATTTTTCGGGCCGGGAACCGGCGGGCTACGGCGAGGTTGCGTGACATGGTCGATTCGCTCCTTCAGTGCAGCTGTGGTTTGTGTGGCGGCGGATTCGACAGCGAGATAGCCAGATTCCGCGGCCGATGCGCGTGCCACGTCGGCCGCGTACCGGCCGAAGGCATCGCTCGCGGCCGAAGCCGACGTGTGCTCGACGGAGGCGCGGCAATCGGCCAGTTCCTTGTCGCCACGTGCGGCCGCAACGCTATAGCCGTGCTGGTACGTTTTCGCGAATGCAAGCGCGACCAGCGCTGCGATGACGATGCCGGCCAGCACCCTTGCGCATTTACTGATTGCTTCCGTCATTTGCGGCCTCCTTGGAAGGACGGCCGCGCCATGCGGCAAGCGCCTGGATGACGGCCGAGTAGCCGCCGACGCAGCCGAGGTAGATCAGCCACGTATCTAACGTGAGCTGATTCCGGTAGCCCTGATAGATGAACATGCCGGTCGCGACAGCCGCCGCGACGTTCGGCCAGAGCTTCGCGTGCGAAAGCTTGCCGTCGTGTCCCGTGATGAGGTCGGAGATATGCATGGCGCGTCACGCCGCCTTCACGAACAGTGCGCGCTCGGCGAGCCGACGACGTGTCAGACCGGCCATCGGCTTGCCGTTCGCCTTATTCCACAGCGGGAATTGATCGGCCGCTCCCGCGAAATTCTTCGCACGCAGCAAGCGCAGCAGCGTCGATGGGCCGCCGGCACGGAGGTACACAAGACCGTCCTTGACTCCCGGTTTGCCCGGGCCGATGTTGAACACGAACGACACCAGTGCATCAAACTGGTTTTGCGTCAATTCGAGATCGAGGTCATTGATGATGTCCTCGCCGCGTGTGCGGATGTCCTGTGCGAAGAGCATGTCGGACACGGCTTGCGTGATCGTAAGCCTCTTGTAGACGTCCGGTCCGGTGTGGCCGCGCCCAATCGTCCAGGGCGCGCCACCCGTCGCGGGGTCGGGGTACGCAACGAGTCGATCGCTCTCGAAATCCTCGATTAGATTGCAGCCTGCGGGGGACAGTCGTTGTTGCTTCATTGCCATCTCCGATTGAATGGCACGACTGTAGGCTGCGTGTTGCCGACACCTTAGTGGATCGGTGTCAGTGCAAACAAAAAGCCCCGCATGGGGCGGGGCTTCGTTTAATTATGGCGCGATTCTAACGCTAGAACAGCTCCGCCTGGGGAACGGTGCGTTCGGATGCGTCGGCGCGCTTCAGGATGCGCCAAACATGTCGATCGGCCATCTGATAGCGAAGTGCGAGCTGCGCGACGGCGTGATTCGCAGCGTGGTCGCGGGTCAGCACGTCGAACTCGGCGCGTATGCTGCGATACATCAGTTCGCGCATGGCTTTGACACATCGCGGTATGTACAGCACGTCGCCTCCAAAATGCGCGGTAAGCTGATTGGCCGCGTCCGGGCCAACGATCTCCGCCAGTGCCTCGTAGCGGATTTCGCCGAGGCGCGAGCGGCGCATCGCAACCGGGAACGTCGTGCCGCCGAGCTGTTCGACCAGACGCACCGTTGTCGGCAAACCGATTAGTTTGACGATCGTTTTCACGACGTCTGGCAACAGGTGTTCAACACCGTCGAACTTCATGCCGACCTCCGCTTCGCATCGTATTGCAGCGCCGCGATGAGCTTGCCGAGCATCACGTCATCGCAGAATTCGATCGCGTCGACCTTGCAGATTCGCTTCACCATGCCGCCGAGGTAATCCCACGACCGGCCCGCGTCCGCTAGCAGCGCTTCGATCTTGCGGATTTGAGCGGTGCGCGGCCGTGCAACGTTCGGTCGACGACCGGCATCGCGCTTCGGTTTGAATCCGCAGCGCTCGAAGTGCTTCAGCAGCTTGTGTGCGCCTTCCGGCGTCAGGTCTTTCGAGGAACCGACTCCCGCTACACTGCGCAGCACCGTGCGGTATTCGTCGTCGGTCATCGCGAGCTGCTGCTTTGCGATGTGGATTTTTGCTACCGTTGTTTTTGCGATCAGCATCACGACCTCCACCAGCGCCGCAGTTCCTTGCGGCAGAGACACACCAGGAACACTATCCCAGCCAGGATGACGACGAAGTCAGACATGCGCCGCCTCCGATTCAGCGGTGTCGACCGACGTGTTGACCACCACGCCAACCGAAACCAATGTGACCGATTCACAGACGCGCGCAAAATGGCGAAGCATGGCCCCTGTGGAAATCCACGTCATCGCGAAAATCGTTGAGGTTTTGTCCAAATTGGGGAAGTACTTCCGTGCGTTACGCTTCCCGAATTGCTTCTCGATGTGTGCGCGTTCGGACGGCTGGTAGGCGCTGATCTTCACCGGCCGATAGAAGCGATGCTCAGGCGCGTCCTTTTTCAGATAGCTTCCTCGAAACCAGCCGTTCACAAAGACCATCAAATCGTAACGACGTGGTTTCGTCCGCTGCACTTCGATCGTCACCGTGTAGCCGTCGCAACGGAGCACGACACACCCATATGGGAACGACAACTCCGTGTCGATCTTCTCAATGTCTTCTCGCGAGAGTTTTGACATGGTTCCTCCCTAGACCGGTTTCGCCACCGATGCGCGAGCGGCTTCAATTGCTTCCCGTGCACGTGCCCGAGTTTCTGTATGTTCGTCAGGGTCGTTCGCGATGGCCTCGGCAAATTCAAGCAATGCTTCAGTCATCGCCAGTTCAGCTCGGGTTGCCGTTGAACGGCCATTCAGGGCCTCGGCGATTTCGTTGGCAATGGCGTACGAGGTTGCGACTGCCAGCCTGGCACCTCCGCTCCAAATCTCGGTCGCGTGCACTATTGCCCTGATGTGGCGGCATGCTTCGTCTCCGATCTGCGCTGCTCGCGCGGGGCGTGACAGCAACGGGTTGAGCCGCAGCACTGCGCTCCAGAATTCGCGTGCCGCTTCGTCGACGGTAAGGTGATCGGCAATCGTCACGCTGCCGTCGTCGGCAATCGTGATGAACGGCTGGTATGACGACGAGACGAACTGTAGGTCGGCAGAGATATAAAAGGTGCTGTCGTCTTTGTTGAACATGGCTATGTCCCTCAGATTGCCGCGAGATCGAGACTGATCGCGCGATACTCTTCCGTATCCTCGACGCGCTCGTACAGCCGGATGTACGGCTTGCTGCCCGTCACACGGATGCTGTCGACGATCGCTCGCATTGCCTTGGTCCACTTCGGATCGTCAATCGCAAGGCGACGCAGCGCGAGAATGCGGCCGGTGTTCACGTTGCCTTCCTTGTCGACCTGGAAGGCTTCGTTGATCAGCACCTTGATCTTGTCGTTGCTACCTTCGGTCCACTCGCGGAGACACTCGTCGATCAGTTCCTTCGCTGCTTGAAGGCGTTCATCGAACTGAATGTGGTCGGCGATCTTGCGGATGACCTTGTAGCGGCCGTCGAACGTGATCAGCGAAATGTTGCCCTTGGCACCGCCGACCTTGACGCCGTATTGTTCGTGGCTCGTCTCGACGAATGCCGCGATGTCGCCGAATGCACGTGCCTTGAACTCAGACATTTCCGATTGGAGACGCTTCGCCTCAGCAACAAGCGATGTGATCGTCTGATCGCGAAGCTGATCGATCGGTGCGACAAGCGATGCCGGAACGAGTCGACCGCGTGCGTCCTGCACGTAACCAGCAGGGATTTGTGTGTTCGTCATGTTTCTTCCTGGAATGAAAAAAGGTTCAGTGCGTCGTGCGAATCGCGTCACTTTCGACCGACTCTTCGAGTTTTTCACGCAAGCGCGGGCGCGCGTCGAGATAGGCGGCGCAGCGTGCAGCGACCGCATCAGCATCAGCGCGAACGTGCTCCTTCAGAACGCCTTCGATGAATCCCGCCATCTGGACGCCCGTCGCGTTCAGCTTTGCCAGCCGCGCGCTCTGATCGAACAGTTCTTGATTGACGCGGTGCAGCTCTCGGCGCAAATCCGCGACCGTGTCGAGTTTTTCCGGGTTCGTGATCGTCGGGCCGATCATCACAATGGCTTCCATCGTCATGCTTGTGCTCCCGCAATCGCCTCGATGTTGATGCAGTCGACGAACTTGAGCAGGCGAGCTGTCTCCTCGCGCGTAAGCTCGATCGTTTTGCGACCCTTGGTGACTGTCAGGCGACCGGCGGTCGAGAAGCCGCACACGAATTCGCCGGGGGCAACATCGGCGGGCGTGAATGCGTGCGAATTTCGCGCAGCTTTTGTCACGGTTTGTTTCGTCCCGTCGAATTCGCGAATCAGGTCGTCGGTCGGGAAGTACAGGTTGATCGGCGACGAGCCGTCCATGACCTTTTTGTCGCGAATAACGCGGCCTTGTCGGATATACGGGTCGATGCGCGGCTGGATTTCCTTGCCGTCGATGTCGAGCATTTCGCCGAGTTGCGCGCCGGACGAACCCGGGTGGTCGATGATGGCTTGGAGAATCTGTTTTACGGTTGCCATGGTGATTCCTTTCAAGCGAGGGTTTGGGTTGCTTTGATGTACTGGCGAGCGGCTGCAATCGCGCGCCAGAATTCTTCGGTCGACTTCTCGGCGATGAGCTGCCGGGCAGTCGAGATCGCGGAGGCTTGTGTCTTGCCGCCCGACAGCCGCATGCCCGTGCCGACGTGCGACACCACGTACGCCGGTTCGCCCTTGGTCCCGGCGAGCGGATTTGCGTGAGCGGCGAACGACTCAGTTCTGTATTGAGGGAAGTCGACGCGTTCACCGTCGACCTCGATCCGTCGAAAGCGCTCTCCCGTTTGAGCTTGGGCGATGATGTGAAAGCGCATATCAGTGGCCTCGCTCGGTCCACAGGACGCGAATGTCGCCAACCTTGAACTGGCCGGTGCGGTAACGCGAGATACCGGAGCCGCCCGTGCGGTAGTACGTGGCTTCGCCTTTTTCGACCATGTCGGCGCAGATGGCGCAGTTCTGCACCTGTATCGTCGGCTTCGATCCGTTCGAAAATTCGATGCCGATGACCGTGAAGCCCTGCGTGGTGAGCGTCTCGATCGTCGCTGCAAGGCGCAGCGCTGTGAGCTGCATGAGCTGATTGATCGGCGGCACGGCCGGGTTGAGTGCGTTGCAATTCGTCATCACTTGGACTCTCCTTTAACGGGGCGCAGCGGGCAGTTGCGGCAAGTGCGCCAGTGGCTCAGTTCCATCGGGTTATTGATCGGGGCGCGGCGATTGGCGAAGGACACGCATACCGTCAGCGAGATCGGCTGCCCCGTATGCGTGCACTGCACCTGTCCGAACGTCTTCAAGACGCGGGCTGCGACGCGATCGGTTTTGCCGGAGTATTTGCCCGACAGGACAAGCGAAACGGTTGTTCGTGAGACGTCGAGCAGCTTGGCCACGTCGGTTTGCGACGTCGCGGCGACGGCCTCGCGAAGCATGGCGAGCCAATCCGGATCAGCATGCGTCATGGTCCGGCTCCTCTTGCCATACGACCTTCCCAAGGTTCGGGTCGTATACCGATTTCGTGCGCTGGATCATTGGCGGGCGTGGGCCGGTATATTTCGACGCGATCAGGCGATAGCGCGCCTGTTTCGCGCCCTTGCCACGGATGTATGAGTGCCCCGCGTCGACGAGCATCAGATAACCGGCATGCGACAGATATTTGACATACGACTGCGCCGTCGAGTCGGTAATCGTGACCTCGGGCGTCGACGCACGCATAGCCAGCTCGCGCGGCGTGAAGTCGCCCATGATGCGCATCGTTTTCCACATATGCTCGTTGCCACGCGACTGCATGACGGGCAGACCCTTGCGGTCGAGTCGCGGCGCTTCGACGCCTACGTCGCGGACGAGGCGATAGTGCTTCCGCTCGTTGATCACCTTGCGTTCGCCGATCTGCTCGACGTACTCGCCGCGTTCCAGCGCCTGCAAATACGTCTGGACGGTTGCCTTGTCGATGTCAGCCGCACGGACGATGCTGTGCGGGGTGAAGTTGTCGCGCTGTCTGCGAATCGCTTCCCATACGCGTTGTCGAGGCCCCTTACCGCCCGTCATTTCGAGGTGTGCGGGTTTGCGGGCCATCATGCGTTCTCCAGATCGAACTCGATCGCATGGAGCGTTGGCAGCGCTGCTTGCAACATCTCAATCAGGCCGCACAACTGGTCGAGGCTGAGGAACAAGCTGGCATCGATGCGGCGCTCCGACCCGTCATCGGCAGAAGCGATGAGCTGAATTTGAGCCACCGGAGTGTCGTAGCCGACGTCCGCAATTACGCGGCCTTTTCCCATCACGGAATCCTTGTCGTCCAAGATGAAGTGGCAGGGATCGATCAATTCGGATTCGAGGCGGATGCTGCGGGGACATACCTGAGTCGATGCGTACTTCATGCTCAAACCCTCCGCTTCGGCGCTTCGCCGGTGTACAGTTCACGCTTGCCCCACTGCGCGAGGTCGATCGCATCCTTGCCGGCCATCAGCGCTTCTTCCTGGATGCGTTCCAAGTTCACGCATACGCGCCGCACTGATCCGTGCGCCAGTTCGACGAGACGCGCGAGCAGATCGTCCGCGACCGTGATGTGGCGGCAGTACAGCGTTGCGAGTTGGCGGACGTCGTCGATCGTGACGGGTTGTGCCGGCACCCACGCCAGTACACGACCGTGCATGCGCTCCCACTTCTTGAGTTTGGCCGGCAGCGCTTCCTCGCCGATCATCAGGATCGGGGCCTGGCTCGACTCGTACAGATCGCGCACTAGCTCGACAGCGTTGCGGTCGACCAAGTGGTCCATCTCGTCGATGATTAACGGCCGGCCGGAGGCGGCCAGTTCCTCGGCGACCTGATCGGTCATCTCGGGGATCGTGCCGACCGGTTTGATACCCATCTCGAACAGGACCGCCTTCAGGAAGTGCTTCTTCGTCCAGACCGACTTGGCCTGCACGTATCGCGCGCGGCGAACGTTCGCCACGTAGGTCGCGGCCATGCTCTTGCCGTAGCCGGACGGGCCGTAGAAGCACACGAGACCGGGCAGATTCGCGCTGCGCGAGACAGCGCGTTCGATCGCGATGTCGCACAGGTTCAGGTTGGTGATTTGGGCGACGCCACCTACAATCGGTTTGAGCGTCGATTCGAGTTGTGTCATGATTGCTCCGGTTGGTCTTACTGATGGCTGGCGAGCTGTAACTCTTCAGCCTGTTCCGCGCGGCGCTTTTGCGCCGCGAATTCTTTGCTCAACGCGTATTTGCCGTACCACTGCAATTCGTCCTGATCGGGAAGGCCTCCTGTTTCGATGTGGTGGTGCAGGGCTTGCCACCGAGCGAATCGCAACTTGGGCGTTTCCGGAAGCTGAAACACGGTGGCGGTTTCGGCGGCGACCTCCGGTTCCGGTGCCGGCTCAATGACCGTGAATGCGGCCGGTTCGGTTTCGATAACCGGTTCGACGTCGGCGAAACGGCGATTCAGCGCATCGCGCGTGATGTCGCCGAAGCCCGGAATCGTGATGACCTCGGGCGTTTCGAGCGTCAGCGCCGGTTGGCCCCGACGCTCCGCCTCGATCTCGTCGATCTGTGCCAGCTTGCGATTCACACGTGCGTCCGCACGTTTCTCGCGTGCCTGTTCGACGGCAGATTGCGGCATGTAATCGCGTTCGTTTGCTGCAGCTTCGGCGCGGCAGATGTAGCGGCCGTCGAGTGCGTAAATCCACACGTATCGCGCGTCGTTAATGTCGTAGGCGACCTGGACTTCTTCATCGTGGAATTCGAGCAGCTCCACCGGGTTCGAATAGTGGTGGTTCAGGAACCGAACCTCGCCGCGCGAGACGGTGCGTTTGATGCGCGGCCTGAACACCATGCGTGCTTCGTACTCGTCGAGCGTGTCGGCCTGCCAGCCGTTCGCGACGTGCGTCGCCCATGCTTCATTCGGCGACATGTGGCGACGCTTGCCGGTGTCCGGGTCGCGAATAACAGGTAGCGTGCTATGGGGACGGTCGTTGTATGCATCGACCTGTTCCTGACAAAACTGGATGAACGCGTCCCACCCCATCAAGGGCATCGCGCCACCGTGCTTGAGGGCGTCGCGCGTGATCTTGAACATCACGTGCTTGGCCTGGCGGTCCATGTCCGCGCCCATGTATGACGGCAGCTTCTTCGCAGCGGCAACCCACAGCGTCTGGTGAAGCCGCTCGATGACGCCACGGGCCTGCGAGTTGTACGGAATCGAATGCGTGACGACGAATCCCAGGCGACCTTGAACGCCGACGCCTTCGTCCTTCAGCAGTGCGTTCTTGTAGCCCGATCCGTTGTCGACGTAGAACATGCACGGCACGCCGTTCTTGAGCACGCCGGTACTCAGCGCGTCGAGCACCGCAAACGACGACTCGGCCAGATCGAGCGAGATGCCGACCGCGCGTCGCGTGGCGACGTCGATGATCGACGTGATCTCCGGGCGGAACGGACGGCCGTGCAGCGGGTGCTGGACCTCGGCATCGAACGTATGACCGTCGGCCGACCAGATGTCGTTCGGCAACAGCTTGTCGAACGTGCGCCGGATAAACGGCAGCATGGTCTTCAGCTCGCGCGATCCCATGCGACCGGTATGCAGCGTCACGGTGCCGAGCTTGTCGAGGAACCGGCGTACCTGGTGGATGCTCGGCACGTCGTAGGCGACACGCTGCACGGCACATGCCATCGTGAATTCGCGATAGGCGTGGCCGACCGACGGCTTCTGCGGCTGCTGATATTGTTCGAGGAACAGCGCGGCCCATTCCGGCACAACGAAGCTCGATTTCGGCACCTTCGGCGCGAGCGAACCTTTTTTCGCGAGGCCGAGGTAGCGCTTCAGCGAGCGGATTGTCGGGAACTCATCACCCTTGCGGCCGCGCGGGTCTTTCGCCGCGCGCAGCATGGCCGTCATGTGATCGTCGAGCGTGCCGAGGCGCGCCTGCGTCAGCAGCGTGTGCATCGCCGCTTCACGCGAGACGCGACACTGCGTCATGATGCGGTCGAGCATCGACAGGATGCCCTTGCGCGCGTCGGCACGCAGGCGCTGCGTGTCGGTTTCGACGAGCTGCAACTGCTGTTCGCGACGAACGACGGCCTTGGGCGACGGTGCTGGAATGGAAGCGACGAGCGCGACCGACGCGCGGCGGCGAATCTCAGCCTGCGCATCGGTCGGAAGGCTGTCGAATGCGTATTCGAGACCCTTGCCTTTGACGCGTCGGCGTGCCGACCACTGCTCTCTGGTCGCGCTGTAGCGCACGCCTTGTTCGGTGGTCGGCACCCCCGGCAGACCGAGCATCGCGAGTTCCGGGGCGGTGTAGTGCGATTTGACGACGATCTGCATCACTCGGCCTCCGCTGCGTCGAACCGCAGTTCAGGAGCGCGATCCTTCGTGACGTTCTCGCGGTGATAGCCGGCTTGCGTAATCGCATGAGTGAGCGCCGTGACCGCTTCCGCCTGTTCATGGCCCGATTCGTAATAGCGGCACAGCACGGCAGCCGCATCGGCGAACGCAGATTGCAGTGACGCCAGATCAGTGACGCGGGGGCGGCGGCCGGTCGGGATTTCGATAACGACGCGACGGCCGTCCGCGATGCAGAGGTATTCACTGACGAAGCGTGCGCCGCAGAATTCTTCGAATTGACGCACGCGGTTCAGCGGCATCGATGTATCGGCGAGCCAGCGATACAGCGTTTTCACTTCGACGCCCATCAGATCGGCCAGCACCTTCGCCGGGCGGTGCTGTTCGTCGGCATGTTCAACGCACAGCTCGAATGCCTCGCTCAGGCTCGTCGCGTGCAGGGATTTCCAGGTCCGTTTTCTCATCACTCAATCACTCGCATCGAGAATCGTGTCAGTAGCGCGGTGCGCGTCGTTCACTTACGATTCATCCCATCGCTACAGCCCGAACTTTCTCGGGGCGGGCAGCGCAAATCGGGGAGGACGGTGACAAAACAGGCGTAAAATTTCGTTTTGCGTAACGGCTCGGCCAAATTGCTTCGGGGGCGACACCGATCGCGTCCGCAATAATGCGTTCGACCTTCGGATACGGCGCGTCGAACGCCTTGCGCAGGGCGCTGGAGTTGCTATATCCGCATTGCTTGGCAAGTTGCCGCAGGTTCCAGCCCTTTTTTTCGAGGGCGTATTTAATGTCCGCCTTGTCCCAATCACTGGCGGTTTTTTATGACTCCGCAAATGTGCGCATGTGTTCGTCCTTTTCGCTGAACATGTGCGCACATCGTACCGCAAATATTCGTGGCGCATCAAGAGAAAATTCGGATTCTGTGCAGATTTTCGTTTCTGTTTCGTTTCTTATCCCGCACTTTTGCGTGGCCGCGGCCCGAAAAAAGTAGCCCCATCAATTACTTACAGCGTTAACGAAAGTGCCGAACCGAGAAGATGTGCGTGTTTCGATTCCAGCGGTCGGAATCGAAAGTCGAATTGATGAGATGTGCCGCCAGATCGGCGGGCGTGGCGCGGCGGCGGCCGTCGCCGGGGTGTCGGACGACATGCTTCGTCGGTACATCCGTGGCGACAGCAAACCTACCTTCGAGGTAGTCGCGAAGCTCGCCCGCGCTGCGGGAGTCAGCTTGGACTGGGTCGCGACTGGCGAGGGCGACGGGGTCCGAGGCGGTGACCCAGCGCAACGCGACGCGGTACAGCCGCAGCTGTGCGTCGATACGTTGGGAAATTCGGTCGATCTAGAGGAGTTCGTGTTTATTCCTCGCTACAACGTGAAGGTTGCAGCGGGACACGGTCAGGCGATCACGGACGAGGCCCCCAAACATACGATGGCGTTCCGTCGATACTGGATCGAGAACTACCTCCATGCAGCGCCGGCCGACCTTTCAGTTTTGTCAGTGAAAGGCGACTCGCTCCAGGGCGTACTTAACGATCGGGACGTAATTCTGATCGATCGGAGCCAAACCAGTGGTGCGGCAGGACTCTATGTGCTGCGGATCGACGGAGATGTCATTGTCAAGACGTTGCAGCGGCTTCCAGACGGGATATTGGAGGTGAGTAGCGCCAACCCGGCCTACAAGCCGTTCACGGTCAACATGGCCAAGCCTCCGTCGGACTTCGCAATCATCGGGCGCGTGGTCTGGTTTGGCCGGCAGGTATAG